TTCATGTCTAAAAATTTTAGAAAATGGTTAATAAAGTATATGCTCAAAGGTTATAAAATTTTGTATAATAATTTAACAACATAACTTTTGATCCTATTAACTACATCAAAAATAAAAAAGATTTCTCTTAATCTAAAAGGTAGAAGTACTATCGTAGCATTATAAACCATTTTTCTGGTTAAAATAAGCGTTATGTGGGTACTTTTATTACTATGGTTAAGTCTGGATAAGTTCAATTTTTTGATGATAAGTGTTATTAGTAGGATGGTATTCTCCATGGAGCCAGTAGTCGCCCTAGAAACATAATGATTCCTGATGAGGTACTTTGTGGATTGTTATCTGCACTTCAAGGAGCTATGTGGGGTCCTCTCAAAAAGAGATTTCCTGAATTCGTTCAAGCATTTAACAAAGATCAGCTAAAGAAGAGTTTTACTTAAGACATAGCTGAAGACTGGAAGAGTATTTGTATCGATGGTTCTGGATTTGACAGCACTCAATTGGCTATCCTCCTCAAGATAGTAGATAATAAGTTCATGTAACTTTGTAGGCCAATATTTTCGAATTTATTGTCTAACGCTCAGTCTATTCATCCTTATTTGTTCACAGCAAATGTCCATGATGTAGTATAAGGAGTTCTATCAGCAGCCACAGATTTGAATAATATCTGTTTTACGAAATTACCATAAGTAATTCATCGTACGTGGCCTGATGAGATTTGGAGTAGGTGGGTATCCAGTCATGGTAAATAGCAGTTTCGTGGGCGTGATCGGTAATATATCTAGAGCAACTGGATATACAACAAGATCTATGGAACGACTTTCAGTGGTCATCCGACACGCACAACTTTAGGTAACACTTTGCGTTCAATTATGTATGCTTTCTATTATATACAATAAGCAGGTGTTGTCTAGCCATGGAACTCTAACGAGATAAAGGTCCGTGCAGCTGGCGATGATGTTGTTATCTTGTGTCATCCTCGACATATGCGAGCTATCTAACATTCTATACTCCGTTTGAGTAGTCGCTAAAAAGTTGCATAATAACCCGTTGGGTTGGGACAATGCGTCACTGAAGTAGTAGTCGGACCTTGGTTTAAAATAGATTTCTGCTCAAAATGGGCATATGGAACTAATCTATAAACTTTCGGTCTTTCTAGAAACTTATTTAAAACATTGACAACGAAACAGTATTATTCAAAAAAGAATGCTGTTATATTATAAAATCCATATTTACATGCAAAAGCAAT